GAGCAAGGCTTCACCGTTGATGGCACCAGCTACAAGGTGGCCCTCGACTACGGTGTGGCCGGTATTGGCTACCAGGGCGCCGTCACCAACGCAGGCGCGTAACCCGCAACTCATTAGAGGTTTAAGAAAATGGCTACAAATTTTGTACAAGACGGCGATGTTATTAACTACGAAAATAGCGGCTCTACCATTGTCTCCGGGGAGGTGGTTCTCGTTGGGGCAACACTGGGGGTGGCGCAGGTGGATATTGCCGCCACCACCGGCAGCGGCGCGGTGCGAATTGGCGGTGTTTTTATGGTGCCGAAGGTTTCCGCTGCGGTGATTGCCCAGGGCGAAAGCCTGAACTGGGACGTATCGGCAGGGGCTTTTGACGACGACGCAGCCACGGCTGCAGCGGGGGACGTTACCGGCGCATCGGCCATGGCCTTTGAGTCTGCCGGCAACGGCGTCACCACCCTGGCGGTGAAGTTTACCGGCGCACCCGGCACCGTTGCTTAGTGAGCAACTTTGATAGCAAGTTCGGCTCACGGCTTAATTTAATTTATGCCATGCATGCCGAACCCGCTATCGCTGTCGACAAGTATGACGCTGCAATTAATGCAGATTGCAGCGTCATACTTGAGTTTGAGCTGAAACGCTATGCGCTTGCCGGCATTGATATTAGTGGCGCGGCGGCTGTCATCAGCATCCGTGTTAGCGAGTTGCCTAAGCGACCCTTTAAAGATCACAAGTTCAGAGTGCTGGGCAAAACCTATCATGTCGAAGAAGTATTTCAGGCCGATGGCACGGAATACAAAATGACGGTGACGACATGAGTGGCGTCGTTGAAGTTAATCAGGACAGTGTCAAAGAAGTTCTCAGCCTTTTTGAGTTTGTCGGAGGCAATGCCAAAAGCGCCATTAGAGTGGCGATCAATAAATCTCTACCACTGGTAAAAACAGCTGCCAGCAAGGGCGTGCGCGCCGAGTTAAAAATCAACGCCCGTGAGGTGGGCAAAAAACTGGTAGTGCAAAAGGCATCGCAAACAAAACTGGAAGGACGGATTAAGGCCGACGCAAAAGGCCGCTTGCTATCGCGGTACTCAACCATTCCCGCCATAAGAAATGGCTCGTGGTCGTCTCTATCGCCACCACCAGTGCCACCACGTGGCATTCGAGTTGAGGTGGCTCCCGGCCAACGGAAGGTTGTGACGGGCAGCCGCGAAGGCACCGGTAGCCCCTTTTATATCATTTTGCCCGGTAGTAAAACCGTGGCGATTGCGCAGCGTAGAAAGACAGCGGGACCTAATGGCGGAACGCTGAAGATTTTATACGGCCCCTCAGTTTCCCAGGGCTTCCAAAACATTAAAGAAGACGTGCCGGCGGATGAGATTTACCAGGCCAAAATGCTGGAGTCCATTAACTATCTGCTGCGCAAGCAGTATCCGCAGTAATGGCTATTTCGATACGCGAGCAACTACTGGCGGCGATTACTTTAGCGGTTGGCGCTGAGTACCAGACCGATATTCCCACCGATGAGCGTGAATTACCGATAACACTGCTCACAGACGACGTAGAAAGCGCATTCGGCAATTCCGACAGTGTGACTATTGAACTTCCGGTGGCAGTGGCTAGGGCGGCGGCATCAGAAGGGCGCACTGGTGACAGTCAGCGCACGCAGGCCAATGCCCTTTTGGCAGAAATTATTACCGAGATGGGCGTCGATGAAACCTTTGGCGGCCTTTCTTTAACAACCGAATATCAGGGCGGTGGCATTGCCCTGAACAATACGTTTGTCGCGGCGGAAGCGCAGTTTACCGTGACATTTGAGCACTTGCGGGGCGACCCGTTCACTATTTCATAACGAGGTTAGGACATGGGCACATCCATTTTAAAATACGAGGCTGGCCAGGTTTCCCAGCCCTTTGAGGCGATGGTCAACAGCGGCGACAACACTACCTTTGCCGCGTCATTTTCGCCAATCTCCAGCAAGGCGGGCTTTGAGGCCAGTATCGCGCCCTACGGCCTTAAAACCGGCGGCGTGATTACCGTCAATACCGGGACGGATGACAGTGTCAGCGTGGCCGCATTAACCGCCAGCATGGCAGGTGCAACGGGCGCCGATAGCGAGGGTGATGTCTCGGTATCGTCCGGTGATGTTGCCATCACCCGCGGCTTGACTACGGATATTTATAACACCACGTCGATTACCGTCGATAGCACGGGGGCATTGGCGGCTGTGTCGGGCGTTGATGGCCCGAGCGTATCGGAAACGCGGGGCGCAACAGGTGGTCCGCCTTTCATCCCCGTTGGCTCGATTGAGATTGGCCAGGTCAGGACAACAGCGATTACCGCCGGTGATGTCTTGTCGACTGAAATTTTTCAGGTGATCGGCACACACCAGGAGCGTGCAGATTTTCCCGTGTACTCCCTGAACGCGGGTACGGGAGTGCTGGTATTTAGCGATGCACTGCCCTTGATTCACAGCGCCTCGGCACCCAAAAAAGTCTGGGTTAAGGGTTCGACACCACTCTTTTCAGCGATTGCGAATGTCAGCGATTTTGTGCCGGCCAAGCCAACATTCAGCGTCTCTTCAACCGATACCTATGACGGCCCGGTAGGTTCGTCGAGTTCGTCCCTCGGTCAGGCCTCATTCACCTTTCAGGCGGTCGACGGCATCAGTGATGCGGTGGTCCAACAGGAGGGTGAATCGTTGTGGTTTGAATTCAGGCCCGACCGCGACGCGACATTTCCCAAGCAATTGACCCAGGGCATTCTTGGTATTTCAGTGGCCAACCCGGTACATGGCAAGCGGCCGGTGTCGTGCACCATCACGCCCGAAACCAAAACCATCGATATTCTCTCTTGATGGATATTGATCGGTTTTTAGTTGCAAAGTATTCGCCACGCACAGAGGACATCCCCGTCCCCGAGCTGGCGGAGTACTTCGCCGATGGCAAGGAAGCCGTGTGGACGATAAAAAGCCTTACGGCGGCACAGGTTGCGGTGACTAAACAAGCTTACGACCGCACGGAAACAGCGAGGGCGTTAATCAGCGCCCTGGCGAATGACTCAGGCAAGATTGACGCGGTCACTGATGCGCTAGGTCTAACCGGTGCCGATGTGCCACAGGACGTATCACGGCGCATTGAAACGCTGGTACTGGGTTCGGTGTCACCGGCAATTGACTCAGACCGGCGCGACTTTGTCGTCAGGCTGTCTGAGGTCTTCCCGGTAACGTTTTACCTCCTCACCAATAAGATTGATGCGCTGACCGGGCAGGGCCAAGAGCCGGGAAAGCAGAAGCCCTCTGGGCAGACTCCGGGGTCAGAGCCAGTCTCGCCATCAGCGAACGGGTAGGCAAATGCCTGTATGAAACGCGCCCCGATATTTTCCCCGAGGGATATTTAACCGGCACAGAAATAGAATTATGGGCGCTGCACATTGGCGAGCAGAACGATAAAATAGAGGCAATGCGAAGTGGCTGACGCGCAAAGAACCATTGATATAATTTTTAATGGGGTCGATAAAACCGCGCTGGCCACGCAATCTGCTATTAGTGGCGTGTCGTCGTTTTCATCCAGCGTGCAAACGGCGACGCAGCCGATAGCAGACCTAACGGTCAGCGCGGTGAAACTGGAGGCGGGAATACTCGCCATCGGTGCCGCGGCCACTCTGGCGGCAATCTATGTCGCCAGCGACTTCCAGTCGGCAGCCCTTGATTTAAAAAAGGTGCTCAGTGATACCGAGCCGCTAGAAAAATACAAAAACCTCGCCCTCGAAATCTCCAGTGAATACGGTGTGGCGGCGTCTGCGGTGCTGCTCTCAATGGCTGATTTTCGCCAGGCCAGTTTTACGGCGGACGAGTCGGTACAGCTGGTTAGCACATCGCTAGATTTATTAATTGCCGGCGGCGTTGATGTCGCGACAGGCTCGGCGCAGTTAATCGGCGCCTTAAAAGGCTTTGGCGAAGAAGCCGAGCAAGCCAGCTTTATCGTTGACCTTCTCAACGGGGTGTCGAATAAGTACGCCACCAGCTTGGGCGAATTATTAACCGGTTTTTCTGAACTATCCCCAGTTGCGAAAGCCGCCGGGCTGTCGATGGAAGAAACAGCGGCGCTGTTAACGCCTGGTATTGAGGTCTTTCGCAGCGGCTCAGAAGTGGCCACCGCACTTAGAACGTCATTGATTAACCTTGTCAGCGGCACTGCGCCAGTTGCCGAAGCGCTGGAATTATTGAGCGTATCGCAAACCAGCGCTAACGGTGAATTAAGGTCAGCGCGTGATATTTACTTTGACGTAGCCGCAGCCCTGCAGAACGTTGACGACAATCAAAAACTTTACATCGCGGGTTTATTAGCGGGTAAAAACCAGGCGGCACGCTTCCTTGCGGTTACCGATGGCCTCAATGTCTCGCTGCATATCACCAGCGACGAATTTAAGTTCTTAGGCAGTGCTGCAGAAGAAGTGGCGATTCGCATGCAGTCTGCAGAAATTGCGGCGGAAAAGGTCAAAGTTGCCTTTAGCAATATGCTGATCGTTATCGGCGGGCCGCTGCTGGATGAGTTCTCTGGTATTTCCGATGCCATCGTTAATATCTTTGCGGCGATTGGCCAATCGGTTTCCGATGGTCCGCTCAAAGAACTGGTGGATTATGTCGAGGCCCAAATGGGCGGCCTTGAAAAAACCCTGGAAACCATTGCAAAGAATATTCCCGAAGCCTTTAACCTGGCCGATTTAAGCGGCTTTACCAATGGCCTGGATGCCATTGCAGAAGCCTTTGCGACGATTTTTAAAGACAGTGATTTAAGTACCGCGGAAGGGTTGGCCTCTGCTATCACCAATATTGGCCGGGCCTTTGAGGGTTTAAGCTTATTTGTCGGCGGGGTGATCGAATCCTTTGGCCCGATGCTTGACGCCTTTGGCGACATGGTGACATCAACAGGCGAGCTAGACGATTCGGTATTTTCCACCGCAGGCAATATGGCGGGACTGGCAACGCAGGCTAACTTACTGGCGTCTGGGGTAAATTCCCTGCTACCCGTGCTTGAAGGCTTGCTAGGTATTTTGCTGGTTAAGCAAGGCGCGGGGCTGGTGGGCGGTCTTGGCGCGGCGGCGAGCAAGCTGTCAGGCGGAGGCGGTTTGGTTGCCCTACTTGGCAAAACAGGGCTAGTAGGCGCGGCGGGTGCCGCGGGGTATGCAGTCGGCACGGTTTTGAGCGACGGCCTAGATAGTGTTGTTAATTCATTTGCCGACACAGAGCAAAGTTTAGGCACATGGATTTACGACATGGTCAATGGGGCTGAAGAAGCGGAGTTATTTAGTGCTTCTGTTGGTGGCGTTGCGGAAAGTGTCGGCAAAATAAATAAAGAAGTATCTGAAACACAAGACCTCGAAGAGTGGGGCGAGCAATTTTCTGAAGCGGCTGACAATACAGATTACCTGGGCAATGCTCTGCGCTCATTACAGCTTAACGTGGTCGATGCAGGGCTGAGTTTTGAGGAGTTCGCTGGGTCATCTTACGCGCTAACAGCCGCGCAAAATGATTTAAGGCCAGTATTTTCAGAGACCCACGACGCCATTATTGGCTTTGAGCAAGGGGTGGCCAAGGCGGCCTCTGAAACAGACAATCTAACAACGGCAACCCATGGTGCAGTGCCGATAATAGATGAATTGACCGGCAAAATTGTTGGCTATGAACAGGGCTTAATTACGACCGCAAACGCCTCCGCATCACTGGCCTCGAAAACATCAAAAGCGGCGCAGTCAATATCTGACGCGGCGAAAGAGGCAGACAGAGCCGCAGCCGCACAGGCGCGCTGGAACGAGGTAATGCTACAGGCGCGGGTTGATATTCAAACCGAGGTGATTCGCGGCAATACCGAAATTGCCGTTGCCCAAATTGAAGCCGACGCGCTAAAAATTCAAGCCGCGTATGAATCGATAAACACCACCATTGAAAGCACAGGACAACTACTTGGTGAGTTGCACTCGCTAGCCTACGGTGGCGACGCTTCTTTGCGCGAGAAATTTTCCATTGAAAAGCAGATAGGTATTGAAAACGAGCATCGGGCGGAGGCGCTGGAGCTGCAAAAAGATTTGACCGCGGCGCAAATCAAAGAAATGGAAGCAAGGGCGAAAGCGCTGGCGCGTGGCGACGGCATTATTCAGATTGACGGCGCGGGGCTGCAACCGCATTTAGAGGGCTTTATGTGGGAAATACTGCGCACGATACAGGTGCGGGTGAATGCCGACGGCCTTGATATGCTGCTAGGAGGCCCGGTGCCAGCATGAATATAACCCTATCAACACTGACTTATGATATTGACGGGTTTGTCACCTTAAAAGCGCATCAATCATCCAGTTTTGGCGATATTACCCGGCGCGTTACGGTTGTAAAAACCCTTGATGGCGGCGTCGCCGTGAACGATGGCGGGTTGAGTCATGGCGACCGCCTTGCTGTTATTACATGGCGTAGTAAAGGCGTGGCGTTTGAGCAAAACATCGAGCGCATCGTCGAGGCTTATAGCCGACTTTATATGTCCAGCCCGAGCGGTTTCTTTGAAGTTGCACCAACCAGCTATACCCAGAGCGGTGCGTCATCGGTTTTGAATGTATCAATACTGGGTAAAATTAAATGACCGTTCCAACGATAGCCACCTATTCCATAGCGGCGTATATCGCGGCGCATACCGGGCTTTTGTCTGTAATAGACGGGGCGGCCTCTGCGGGCAAGGTGTTTATCCGAGACTCCGCTGATGTATTGCTGGCGACAATTATTCTCAACGACCCCTGCGGCACTGTCAGTGGTGTTACTGGGGCGTTGACCATGACCGAACCACCACAGGTACAGGCGGCGCTTGAGGGCACGGCGGCGTATGCCGAGCTGAGGGATGGTGACGACAATCTATTGCTATCCCTTCCCGCTGTTGCCGGTGTAGTGCCAGTCTCGGGCTACGTTGTGCTGAACACAACGGCCATTAAAAATAATCAGGTGGTCGGGATGGTGTCGGCAACAATAGGGTAAACCATGACAAATTTTGTATTTTATAATAGCTACCAAGACGAATTATCAGCCAATGTTTTGGTCGGTGATACGACGCTAGATGTGGTGTCGGCGGGTTCGCTAGCAACACCCGCGTCAACGGAAACGCTCTATCTAACGATTGTTGATCCCTTCGATCATACAAGTTATGAAATTGTTAAATGTACGGCGGTCGCAGGGCTTAGCCTGACGATTACACGAGCGCAGGAGGGCACAACAGCAGTTGCGTGGCCGGCCGGGAGTATTGTCTCTGCCAGGGTGACAGCGGAAATGCTGCAGGGGTTTCCTCACGGGCTTGATAACGGCGGAAACTCCACGGGCGCGGGATCGGTAAACCTTCAGCCCTCGAGAGCAGACGACACACAGGTTGCCAGCGGGTCGGGTGCCGTCACTGTGGGGCGCAATACCAAAGCCAGCGGCACAAATTCTATAGCGATAGGTGATGACGCCACAGCAACATCGACGGATTCAATCGCTATCGGCTCAGCCGCGGTTTCCAGCGGCTCAGATTCTATCGCCATTGGTGACAGGGCCACGGCAACCGGATCAGACGCTATCGCCATTGGCGACAGGGTGGAGGCGAAATCGACAAAGCAAATATCAATAAACCAGGGCACACAAGATGTGGGCCGGGTTGCCAGCCAGTCCTGCTATATCAACACGGAAAAATATGCAGCGGCGAAATACCAGCGGCACATCGGCGGCTATGAATATATTGCCCCCCATGACTGGTGGTACGGCGGAACAGCCGACGACGGCTTTACGAACCAGAACACCTGCCAGGAAATGGTTTTCTACAGCGACCCTGTAAACCTGGGCGATTCTCCGGCATGGGCTGCCAGCGCATCGTATGAGCACGGGGCTGTCATCTTCCCGACCGTACCAAACGGTAAATGCTACTTATGTTACGAATTTGATGGCACCTACTTTACGTCAGGCACAAGCGGAGGCACGGAGCCAGTATGGCCGACAACAGCGGCGTCATCCGTGACCGATGGCGACCTGCATTGGATATGCATCGACCCGACTGATTATCAAATGCTGATGCCGGATTATTTAAGATTCACGCCGACAGAATTCGGTTTTATTGGGGATATTATTAGCGATACAACGCAGCCTTTTATTTCATTTGGTATTAATGGGGACCTTACTAAATGGCTGGCCTCGACGCAGACCACGCTACTTACGGGCAGCTATGCCGCAGAGATGATTACCCCAACCAACAGCGAAGGCGCTAAGCAGTTCGGCGCGGGGCTGGTGACACCGGGAACCGGGAATTATACCGGGCGATTTTACTGGAAGGGCATAGTCACCGAGATTTTGAGTGCCTAATTTATTTGCCGTCAACACGGCGCACATCAACGGCAGCGCCGATAACCCGGTAATTGTTCGTATCGCCGTCGGTTCGCCATTGAGCGCCCCGGCTTTGTCTGTCTTCCACGACTGGTCGAGCTTGATTCCTGATTACGCGGTGATTCAATACCTGATGGATGTTGTGGGGACAACAACACAGCGCATTCCCATATCGTCATGGCAAGGTACTTTACAGGTCGATCGATCGAGTTATTTACAGGCGGTGATTCCTTCCTGTGGCCAATACCTTGATTTTTTAAACGGACAGACCAGTCCTGATTTTGTTATTTATCGCCGCGCCGAGTTTGATGGCCAGGTGTTTACGCAGGAGATGGCGCGCAGCGTTCTCACCTCGACCAGTATTTCGCGTGGCGCGACAAATCACACGGCCACACTATCGGGCTATGAAGCGAATTTTATAACATTGGCGGCCTCAACCATCACCACCAGAACGCTTGAGGGCATACAGACCCTGACAACTTACAACGGCGGAATGCGCGCCCGGTGCTCGTTAGATTGGTTTTTAAGGCCCGGACAGAAGGCGATAGCTGATGGATCGGAATTTACCGCGAGCTATATCAATTACATCGTTAACGAAACCAGCGCCTACATGGACGTTGGGGCGAGCCAACTCTAATGGGTGAGGTGACGATAAGCAGCGGCACGGGCTCCGGAAGCTACAACGTTCTTGTCGATACCGGCACGGCGCAGCGCGATGAGCGTATTGCTGAAATTGATGCGCGGATAGTTGAGATAGCAGCCGCAATATCGGATTCCGCTTCTGATAGAAGTGCCGCACAAAGTTATCGCAACGAAACGGTCGGTTTAATGAATGCCGCTATTGATGCGTTTGTGGCAGCTCCGGTTGGCAATAACGAGGCCGAAAGAACAGCGGTGTCCCTGGCTACAAAAAAAGCACTGCGGGCGAGTGCTGATCTTGAAATTGCAGAAATAGGGCTGGATGAATTAGAGTTTGAATTATCAGCAAAGGAGCTTGAAAAAACAGCCTTAAACGGGCTGGATTTAGAGAATGATAAAGACGTGTGGTGCTGCGATCTGACCACCAGCGCCACAGGCACTGTTGCGTCGATTGAGATACCGGGGGAGAACAAAAGCATATTGATTGCCCCCGGCGCCCCCGCCCCGTCTTCCGCAGATGGCCACCTTGAGCACCGAGGCGTACAGCAAGGGCATCAATGTTATTTTAATGCGGCAATTTTACCTGGTTGGCAAAAATTCATGCCGACGTACAGGCTCGGTGAAATAACAAGCTTTAATGGCGATTCTACTTGTACAGTCAACCTTGACGGGGTTTTATCATCGGCAAATAACCTGGATATAAACATCAGAACAACCTTGCTGAATGTTCCTTTTGACTACATGGATTGTGGGCGCGCTGCGTTTGATGACGGTGACCGCGTAGTGATTAGATTCAAGGGGCAAGACTGGGATGACCCCGAAGTCATCGGATTTGAATCGAACCCGAAAGGGTGCAACTCGTTTATTTTTACACCATCCGACGAAAGCGGGCCCGTGCTTATTTACCCGGCAGGCGAGGGAGTGAAGCCGTCGATTATCCAAGGGGGCGACCTGCCTTTTGCTGTCGCTTATGAACGCTATGGCTCTGTGAGTAAATTCTCACATGATACAAAGCCTTATCATATATCCAGTCAGAGCAAAGTCCCTTACATCAAAGGTAGCCCCGTGCTTGCTGGCAACAATAATAAAGCCGTTTTTGCTGTGGTTGGTGGGCGCTATATTATTGTGGATAGCACAGGGTTTGTTTACTCGGTAGGGCTTGAGGGCACGACCTCGGCGCCATACGACGCGACAACAAACCCCAGCGGTTACGCCCATATAGGCACCTTGCCTTATAGCAGCTTTATGTATATTCGGCCCGATGGCGGCAAAATGTACGGCTTTGACGATGTTGGCTACTGCTCGGCAACGATAAGCGATGACGGCTTCTCGGTTTCCATCATCAATAGCACTGAGCACGAAATATCTGATGGCGGCACGTCAACACTTACTGAGGAAGGGGTAGGGCCTGGCGAGCCTGGAGCTAATGGCCTTCAGACCCAAAACTTCGCATCTAGCAAAAGCTACACGGGCGTCATCGGGGTCTTTTGGACGGGGTCGCCAGGGTTCTGGATTGAGCAAATCGTAACCGCTACATCGGCGTTCTCTTCGCAGACACTGGTAACTTGCAGCTGGGTTCAAGCGGGAGGGTTTTATGATGGCACAACCACAGTGGCCGGGTCCTCAACGCAGACTTTGCACATCAATGCGGGTGGTGCTTACTCAAAACAAATAACGCATCAGGCGACTACCAAAAATTGGGACAATACTTTTACTGGGGCGCTTGGGTGGGGTGATAATCCGTTTCCTCTCGGTGATATATTGAATACGACGGATACAGAAACGCATCAATCTACAATGCCTAGAATCCTTGGCGGGAAGGGCTATGTTGAAGAAACAAACAATACCTCTTACACAACGACCAGAACATCAAGCGGCACCTACCCACATAATTTCGTCTATTCCGCGAGTGTTACCTTTGGCGGGAATACGGCCACTCATAATGGGGTGACAATAAAAAAAGGCGAGGAATTATCAGCGGCCTATGGGGGCAGCTGGACAAGCCAGGAGACTGCCGACTCGCCTTCGCCTGTTAGCGGAATAAAATATTTTCATGCGTTTTTAAGTGAGTCCGGTTACAGGGCGAAGGTAGCCGGCGGGTCTTCTATTTTCGACATAGTGCTAAGAAACAGCCGGGATGACCGAATAGCGGAAACGGCAACAAAATTTATGATTGCAGAGATAGTGACAGGAGTGGAAGTCACTCTGCTTGGCTCTAGTGAGGGGGCAAATAGCACGACAGGCCCGTATTTATCAACGTATGGCTTTCTTAATAGCCTTCTCGGGCTTGGTGAAAGCCCGACAGGTGGCGAGGCCACAATTTATTAAGGCAATAAAATGGCGACATCGATAGAAATACAGGCGCGACTTGACGCCTACCTCGCGACTGAACTAGAAATTCTCGCCGCGCAAGAAATGGATAATAACGGCAAAAGCCACCGAATGGCGGATCTTCGCGAAGTGCGAGCACAAATATCGGTGCTACAGCGCGCATTGTCGAGAACAAAACAAAGCGAGGCGGGCAAAGGCTCTTTTTCCTTTGCTAAGGCAAACTTGAATTCAGGGCGGTAATATGAATTTACCCGATATAATTATTGGCTACTTTTCACCCGAAAAAGCCGCTAGGCGAAAGGCGTTTAGAAAAGTATCCGGCTATTACGAGGCGGGTGAATCAACACGCCTCCGTAACTTGCACAAGGCGCGTGGCAGCCATAACGACAACGTACAGCGGTCGGCCTATGACTTGCGAGTGCAGGCCCGTCATGCGGTTTTAAATCATGATTTGGCCCGTGGCATCTTGCGCACGATGGTTAATAACGTGGTCGGCAATGGGGTCGGCATCGAGCCGCAGCCGCGAATGAGTGATGGCACCGTACATAAGGAATACGCTGCCGCTTTGCGTGAGGCTTTCCGCGACTGGTCTAGCAACCCAGAAGTGACAGGGCGCTATCAGTGGTCGCAAGCACAGCGAATGCTAGCCCGGTCGCGATACCGCGATGGCGAGGTGTTTGGGCAAATGGTGTTCGGTGACAAGGCGGGCCTGCAGCACGGTTCGCGTGTGCCGTTTTCTATAGAAATGATTGACGCCGATAGTGTGCCGCTGGGCCTAAGTCGAGAGGGCGACAGGATTATTCAGGGTGTTGGTGTCAATGGGTGGGGGCGACCTACGGCCTTACATGTATTGAAATCTGAGCCATGGAAAAGCACGACGGCAACGCTTGCGAGCGAAACGGTGGCGATACCCTGGGCGCGGGTCATTCATTACTGTGGCCTTGAGTCGATTGGCCAGGTGCGCGGCGTCACCGAGTTTGCCAGTATTTTAAATCGCCTGGAAGATGTTAAAGACTACGAAGAAAGCGAGCGCGTGGCGGCGAAAATAGCCGCCAAGCTGACGGCTTATATCCGCAAGGGCTCACACGAGGATTACAAGGAGGGCGCGGAACCTAGAGAGATCGACTTTGAGGCAGGGATGATCATCGACGACCTGGCGCCGGGCGAAGACATTGGCATGATCGACTCGAAGCGCCCCAATCCGAATTTAATTACCTTCAGAGCAGGGCAACTAAAAGCGGTCGCGGCAGGCATTGGTGCCAGCTATAGCACGATTTCCAAAAGTTACGACGGGACCTACTCTGCCCAGCGGCAAGAGCTGGTGGAGCAGTGGATTAACTATTCGATTGAGACTGATAATTTTGTCTGCGATGTGGTGCAGCCCATTTGGAAAAACTTTGTCCGCGCTGCCGATTTGTCGGGAGTGGTGCCAACGCCGCTAAATGTTGACCGCAAGACGGTGGACGATGCGCTGTTTGTGGGCCAGCAAATGCCCTGGATTGACCCCTTGAAAGAAGCCATGGGCAATAAGCTGCTAGTTGATTCGGGTTTCGCCAGTGAGATTGAGGTCATACGAAAGCGCGGGCAAAACCCGTATGATGTGCTGGAGCAGATGTCCGTGTATCGCAAAGCCCTGGCCGAAAAAGGCTTGGCCAAGGTCGATGGCGAGGTCAACTTGATGGATATTCTGCTTAGGGATGCGGCTTAATAGGCGTTGTATTTTCACCACAGCATGGAGCGGGGTGATGGTAGGCACGATTATTTTCGGTGGGGCAGCAGTTCTGTTTTTAATTGGTATTATTGGATACCTGATACATTTCATTTATCGAGTTATTCGTGGCGAGCGTTTTGTAGAGGAAAAGCCAGAAGAGACTCCCGAGAACGAACTCGACATCGAAGATAAAAGCAAGATACTTATCTACTTCGTGGCTGTGTCGCTTTTTGCCGTCTGGTTTTTCTTCGGTCGCAACTATGTCGGCGCGCCCGACTTTCGCGTTAATGCCGATCAGGTGTTTAGCGAGTACACGACAGGCGAGCTTGCGGCCCACACCAAATATTACGACAAAACAGTGCAGGTAACGGGCGAGGTGGTCGCCTCTGGCGTTTCTGCTGGGGCGCCCTGGGTAATGCTGTACGGCGGCGGGCACAAGCGAGGGGTGCAGTGTTTTTTTCCGAAAAAACGCACAGCAGAGGCCGCGAGTATGACAAAAGGCAGTCAGGTTACCTTCAAGGGGGTGATGCTGGAAAAGGCCATTATGGTGGTACTGAATAAGTGCTCCAAAGTGTAGCGGGCGAGGCTGTGGCTTCCTTATTTAAGTTTTTATTTAACAGGCGATCATCTACGGCCATGGATTGTTAACAGGGCGAGATATGAAAATAATAATAGGACTTATGGCTTTACTCGTGGCTAATTTAGCCATCGCACATGGCGGCGGAATGGATAGCAACGGCGGCCACAACAACAGGAAAACTGGGCAATACCACTGCCACCGTGAGCCCTGTATTACAAATCACGGTAAATCAGACGCGGCATTGCGAGAGGCTAAAACGGCCAATCGAGCCTATAGCAGCCTCTATAATCGCAAGGACTGGCCACACTGGGTCGATTATGACCGTGATTGCCAGGATGCCAGGGCAGAGGTGCTGATTTCCTCCAGCTCCACACCGGTTAAATTCAAGCGCAGTAAGGGCTGTGTTGTCAGTCAGGGTCGTTGGTTTGATCCCTATACTGGAAGAATTTTTACCGTGGCGGGGCAGCTTGATATTGATCACATCGTCCCATTGAAAGAAGCTCACATATCCGGCGCTTCGGTCTGGAATAGGGAGCAGCGGCGCAAGTTCGCCAATGATCCAGAAAACCTTATTGCGGTGAGCGCCAGTGAGAATCGAGAGAAGGGCGCAAGAGACCCTGCGCGATGGCTGCCTGACACTTTAGGTTATCGGTGTGAGTATGTGCGCAGATGGCAGCAAATAAAAAATAGTTACAGCCTTAGAATTGATCCGCAAGAGGCCGGTGCTATCAGGGCTGTTTTGGCGGGCTGTAGCTAAAACCAAGGCGAACTCAGGTTACCCCTCCTTAAAAGCCGACTCCAAAACCACACGCCCTGAGCCTATAGGAATATACTGTAGTGAATATACCGAAAGGGAAAAATAAGCATGGGCTTTCGAGATACATCCCTGAAAAGGTAAGAGAAACGATACGTAAAAATGCAGGGTTTGGGTGTGTTTTTTGTGGTTGTGTCCTTGTCGAATATGAGCACATTGAACCTGAATTTCATGATGCTTTAGAACATGATTCAGAGAAAATGACAATTCTTTGTCCTTTGTGTCACGACAAGGTAACGAAGAAGATTCTTTCAAAGAAGCATGTTTGGTCGGCAAAAGAAAAACCAAAAGGTTTGGAGCAAGGTTATGTCAACGACATGCTTTTTTCTAAATCGGATAACCTAGAGTTCCTGCTTGGTAATATGCAAACTCAAAATATGGGCATTGCAATTTCTCTTTATGGAAAGCCATTATTTTGGTTTGAGGAGTCAAGTGACGAGACAAGTCCTTATTCGATTTGTTGTATTTTCTACGGCCATGAAGGGTCACCAATTGCTTATATAAATCGCAATGAGTACATAGCACTAGTTAAAAATCAGGATATTGTAAGTGTTAGCACAAGATTAACGATTTCCGATAAAAGTAATGGTTGTGTCTTGGAAATCTCTAGGGAAGGCGGCGAGCCACTTCATATCAAAAAACTATATACTCAGCTCTTTGATATAAAAATAGTTATAAAAGATGAAAATAGCCCCGTTCTATTTGGTAATATAAATACACCTGTAGAAAATTTGGGGGGCCTCGGCTCTTTGACATTATCAGGTCAAGGACTTCAATCCAGCGCCGTAGCTTTGGGCGGAATTCCTAGTAGAAGCATCGGAAATAAACTGACTGTCGCAATAAATTTGATACTCTACGGAAATCCAATTGTTAGCGAATCTGGCCAGAATAAGGGCTGGGTGCTCAACGGGAACCTTATTAATTTTGGTGGTGAGCTTGTGGGAACGGTTCGAGATGGTGAGGCTTACTCAATTACGGGGGAGTTTGTATGCCATTATAAAGAGCGTCGCCTTATATATCCGCGAGATCAATACGAAGACGGTGAACCCATATTTGTGAAAGGTGGTAGTAGAAAGGGGTGGGCGGCAAGGTCTCTTGCAGGCTATGACTTAAGTCATCGATTTTTTGGTATTGAATAATTCACATAACAAATTGCTCCACGGCGACACGTTTTTCTGCGCACTTTTTGGTGTAGGGTCGCAAGCTCCCATTTTACACCAAAAACCGCTCCGCAAAACGTGCGCGTGAGCAAGGCGTTATTCACTCCGTAGGGTTGGGGGTTAGGCGCGCTGCTCTCGGCGGCTCTTTTTCTGAGCCTTACGCTGACGCTTTCGCTGGTTTTTGGAGGTGGCCAGCTTGCGATTCTGTGGGCTGTTAAGTTCTTCAGAGGTTAGTAACTGCAATTCTTCGATATGACCGTGAGCAGCCCGCATAGCGAACTCCTCTGGCGCTCGATCAAGGACGGCATCCATGCCGTCAACAAAGTCTTCTTTTAGTATTCCCGCTCGTACTAGCTGGCGCATATCTTCCATCTTCATTCACTCCGTAGGGTTGGTTTCCGCCTGCCCGACTTCCACTCGTCGCGAGGCATTAATAAAATGTGCGCACCTAAAGCCAGCATAGGGATAACCACTAAGCCACCCACAAAAACAATCAGTAGTTGCAAGACTCCGTTCATTTATTCACTCTGTAGGGTTGGGGTTATATCGGTCAGAGAACCACGCCGAGACTCGCCGCACTTCTTCCTCTGTCAGTATTTCTGCTGAAACACGCATTACATGCTCAAGCATTGCCATCAAGTTCAGCTCTGCATCTACGTCATAGAGCGGCTGAGGGACTTCCAGGCAGGCCCTTACCGTTGGCTCTGTCATCTATTCACTCCGTAGGGTTAGGCCCGTTGCCGACGACCATTTCTTTGGGCTTTACGTTGGCGCTTTCGCTGGTTTTTAGTCGTTGCGATCTTCCGTTTCTGTGGGTTATTAAGTTCCGCCGGTGCTAGAAGTTGTAGTTCTTCCATATAGCCATGAGCAGCCCGCAAAACTAACGCCTCCGGTACTCCGTCAAGGGCGGCAGACATACCATCAACAAAATCTTCCTTCGTTATTCCTGCTCTCACTAACTGTCGCATATCCTCCATTTCACTTACTCCGTAGGGTTGATGGTCTGGGAGTCGAACCCATACACCTAATGAAAGGCATCCTCCGGCTATGTACCGGGTGCTTGCCGCTAGCGTCACCATCAAAAACTATTCACTCCGTAGGGTTGGGGTTGAGTTTTTTCAAAGCTACCGACACAGCGAGGCCGGCTTGTAGCTCTTATCCCCCGCTCCCCTCGTAGCAATCACAGGGCATATCCTGATTCGGGAACGGGAACATTTCTTCGGTCGCAATAACGTCGCTCCACGCATAATGCCCCCGCCCCAGTCCCTTTATCGTCGTCAGGGTTGCGTTTTTTTCCATGCCGATAGCTCGCTGCATGAGATCGGGGTAGATAGCATTTAGCTCCCTGACTTCTGTTGGCTTTGCGTTGGGGCAAAAAAAGCAACTGCTTTTCCCTGGTTGATGCAGTCCAGCGCGAGCTATAGCATCTTTGCAATCTTCGCGGCCCCAGCCCCATTCAATCAGTGGATACCAGCAGACGAACTTTTTATCGCTGTAATCCTTTTCTGCCCGCTGCGGCTCGTCAGCGTCAAACCCGATCACCTTGGTTATCCTCTCGCCTTCCTTCCAAGCCGCTTTGGCTGGCCCCCAGTTGTTAAGCCATTTTTCTTGCGGCTGCGCCTTGTATTTCTGGCTGCACGTCTTGAACCCATAAGCGACACTGGGCAGCACTTTTTTATTAAGGCAGTTGTCCTCGAGGGTTAACACCTCACCATGCAGGTCAACTTTCTTAACTGTTGTTATCAGGGGGAAGCCAACCTTGCTTAACCAGCGCTGCATAGTTTTTATGTGTGCGTATGTGTGCGGCTTCTCTCCTCCAGGATCTGCAAACAGGATGGCGTCAGGCTTTACCCCTCGCTCAAGCATCCCCACCAACATCGCCACGCTGTTTGTACCGCCGCCATAACTAACAACAATCATCTATTTACTCCGTAGGTGGGTTTCTGTGCAAAATCGCAGGGAATACCCCGAAACCGGGTTTTTCGCTCTAAAGCCCGAATCGGCATAGAAATCATGGGGTTTGGTTTTTGTGCGGTAGACACTGGCAGTGTTGTCATCAGCTAGCCCAAGTCCGGCAGCATTAGCGGCATTTTTCCGCTTTCGTAGGCTGCGGTAATCTGGGGCAGCATGAATTGACTGACAGTGCCTCCATTGGGCAGGACGATATTTGCCATAAACTCATCTTCAAAGATGGCAATACCGGCCTCTACGGCTTCGAGCTTGGCTTTGATAACCAGGGAGAGGGCGCGCCATCGCTGCCGACATGCTTGCTCCCATTCGCTATGTATAGAGTTACCCTTTCTCGGTTTGCCCGTTGGGGTATGAGTAAAGCGCCTCTCGGTTTTGCTGGGCATCGGTAGAATAAATTTAATTTGTCGCCCGGCCATACGAAACCCGATAACGGCTCGCTCCTGATCCCAGCCGTACATGAACTGATCAGCGCTGTAGCGCTGCAAGGTTCGTTCAATTTCTGCTCGGCTTTTGTCGGTGCTGACGCTAGTGTTTTCTGCGTATGCCATGTGATCCTCAGTGCTTTGAATGGGTGGGGGTAGAGCTGTTTTTTCGAGTGCCGTTTAGGCTTTTTGTGGGCGTCAAAAAACACCCCTCTGAAACGGGCTTTTTACGGAAGTGAGGGTTTTTGTACTTTTCGGGATTGTGTTTTAATTCAACGGCTTGCAGCCTGTACCCCAAACACTGGGGGTGTGGTGGTCGTCGGTTCAAATCCGGCCGCTCCGACCAAAACAAGTAAGTACCGACTAAAAAGCCTGCTTCGCTGCGGGCTTTTTTGTGCCCGTTGTTTTTTCTAATATCTTAAGAATTTCATATAACTTCTCTGCGATAAACTCTAGCGCAGAAAAAATCGCGTCGCCCTAACTTTATTCTAGCTGCAAGGAGGCTACGCCAATCTAGGCCATGATCAATTCTAGTTATTATTTTTTGATCCTATGTTGTTTCTTAAGGTACGGGCATATTTACTCAAAGCATAGAGCTTACGCGCTGGGGCTCGGTATTTTGGCACCGGGGTGGGAGTTTTGTTTATCAACGGCGATGGCAAGCTTCATGCGGTGCCTTGTGGGCCTTCGAATCGCTGGTGTCACTGCAGCTAAGATTTACGGTTAGGTAGCGTCCAATAAAATGGCCTTGGTGGCAGCATTGTCCGCGTATCAGTGTCGGCTGTACTTGCGTAGCTATCCAAGGCTTAGATTTTGCCTGGCTCTAGCGATTAGTCTTCGACAATTCTTACACAATTGCGTCCATCTTCCTTGGCGCGGTATACACCCTTGTCGGCCTGACTGATCAAGTGGTTTTGTATGGCCTCACTATCGCCAAACCCTCGCTGCTGCTCTTGCCAGTAGCTGACGCCGATAGAAACGGTGAGCTGAAAATCTTGGCTTTTGTCATTGGTGATGGTGCCCTGGGCAATGCTATCGCGAATCCTCTCGGCAATTTCTTTGGCGTGGTTGAGGTCGCAGTCGGGCAGTAAAACCGTAAACTCTTCGCCGCCAAATCGAGCCAGCACATCGGACTGGCGTAGTAGCGGCATGATGGTGTCGGCGACACAGCGTAGGGCCCGGTCGCCGCACAAATGACCATGAGTGTCATTGACGGCTTTAAAGTGGTCGATATCGATAAACAGGCAGGCCAGGGGTTTTTTTGAGCGCTTGCAACGAGCTATCTCGGTGGCCAGGGCCTGAAAGAAGAAACGGCGGTTTTTGGCCCTGGTCAGCATGTCGACCAGGCTCAAATGCTTGTAGCGCTCCTGGTTAATGGAGCTTTCAATACAGACGCTGATAATGGTGCCCAGGTGCAGCAGGAAGTCGCCACCGAGTCCGGAGTGAAAGCGTTGTCGGTCCCGGCTACCCAGGTGCAGGCTGCCGATAACGTGATTGCCACGACGCAGGGGGAGGAGGGCGACACTCTGACTCATGCCGGCACCAAGTTTGTCGATGTCGCTTTGTGAATTACTGAGAATAAGTTGAATATCGCCAGCGTAAATCGTTTTAATCGAACTGATGGAGTCGGTATAAGATAAGTTGCTGTAATTCAGTTTGCCGTAGATTTCACTGATCAGCTGTTGTGTCTCCTGCTGTGGGTCGAGGAGAAACAGTTCGACCTGGGTCAATTTCAGCTGGCGTTTGAGGTCGGTGAGTATGCGCCGGATAAGTAATTCGTAAGAGTTGGCTTCGAGGAAGTAGAGTTCCAGAGCATAGAACTTTTCCTGGGTTTGCTGATTATAGCGTGCGCTGTCGATCAACTCGTTAATGGTCGCTTTGAGTTGATTGTTCTCATCGGCCAGCGAGTCGCTTGCGGCGCGCGCCCCTCGACGCTTCGAGAGAGGCGGTTTATAGCGGCTCGAAAAGTGCTCTTGCTTGTCGTATTTATCCATCAGCCCGTTAGACCTGTCAGCTCGTTGTGTCGTTCACCATTGAGGGGGATGATTTAAGCACAAGTCGGATGGTGAAACAGCAAGGCAGGGAGCAGAATGATGTACAGGCCCATGAGTGAGGGCGGGCCTACTTGTGAGTGTGACAAGGGCCATCCAGCATGAAAACTATGTATTGGCAGGGGTATTCTGCCAAGTGTTTATACACTTTGTGTTGGGGGGTTGTCGAAAACCGGCCATACGCGTGTTTATATAGCGACTGTCTCAAGCTATGACTTTGGTAATCCATTGCTACTTTCTTCTCTGTTACGTGTCTGTCTTTGCGCGCCCATAGTGCTACTACTGGTCGCGCTCACCGCACTAGCCCTGTCTATTGAGAGCTCGCCCCTGGTGCATGGGCCGGTGAAATTGAGCCCCGATAATATTGCCCGCGCAAAAATACTTTATAGCCAGCACCAAGCGGGCTTGTCGCGTAGCGGCGAGAGTGGTGAGGTCCTGCTCGGTGAAAGTGAGTTGAACTTGCTCGCCAGCTACCTGGCCGGGTATTTTGCAGCTCGAGGGGCTGCGGTGGAACTTGAACACGGTGTGCTCGTACTCAACGTTAGCTGGGACCTGGCGGCGCTACTGCCCCATAAAAAAGGGCCCACTGGCTATATCAATCTACGGGTGGTATTGGCTAGTACGGCTCTAGATGACGGCTCAGGGCCAGTGAGGATACAGTCCCTCGGCATTGGGCGGGTGTTCTTTCCAGCCCACCTTAGTGCGGCCCTGCTGCAAGCCGTACTAGAGCATTTTAGCGTGAGTCGTCAGTTGGCAGTGGCTGCAAATGTTATCCAGGCAATAGATTTTCGTTCCCAGGGTATGGCGATCACCTATCAGAGGCCCAGAGTACTGCTCAAGGCATGGCGTGGGCAGCTCATTTCTGTTGAGCAACGACAGATATTGGCCCTTTACCAGCAGTTTTTGGTCGCCGAGGTAGAACGTCAGGGTGGGGGCCTTTCATTTACTCGCCTACTCGAAGCTGTCTTTGGCTATGGTCTGAGTCGTTCTCAAAATAGTGATCCGGTACTTGAAAACCGCGCGGCAATTATCGTTCTGGCCGCCTACGCCAATGGTGGCGGACTGAGCTCACTCGTGCCAGGGGCGGGTAACTGGCCACAGCCACGGCGCGCGAGCCTAACACTACACGGCCGTAATGATCTGGTGCGTCACTTCATCACCTCTGCAGCCCTGACCGTGGCGGGGGGGAGGTCTATCGCCAATAGACTGGGTCTGTACAAGGAAATTGAAGATGCCAGGGGCGGTAGTGGCTTTAGTTTTAAGGATTTAGCGGCAGATATGGCCGGCACCCAATTTGCCGAGTTGGCCCT